ACATGTCGCCAGAAACTAAAATAGGTAAGATTAATGGTTGGGATGCGGAAGAATTTATTAAAGGTGTGGATAAACATCATTCTGTAGAAAAGGATGGTAAAGTTATTCAGACCTTTTCGAGTGGGCAGTTGAAAGATTTTTTCAACAAAAATAATGTATCTATTTCATCTAATGGTGTTTTGTATGACCTTAAACAAAAAGGTGTTATACCAGCAATACTTGAGAAATGGTTTAATGAAAGAGTAGAGTATAGGAAACTAGCGAAGAAATACGGACAAGAGGGTAATGACGAACTGCATGGTTATTTTGATAGAAGACAGTTGGTACAAAAGATTCTTTTGAATAGTCTGTATGGTGTTTTGGGTTTAACTGTATTTAGGTTTTATGACATTGATAATGCTGAGGGAACTACAACAACAGGTGTTCAGTTGATTAAATTTACCGAGAAGATAGCAAATAGTTATTATAACAAAATACTAAAGGATGATAAAGATTATTGTATCTATACTGATACAGATTCAGTTTTTTATTCTGCTTTACCATTGGTTAAAAACAGATTACCAAATGCCGATACAACTGATGATAAGTTTATGACCGAACAAATCTTGGATATTGCAAGTGAGGTTCAAGATTATATTAATAGGTCTTATGATTATTTTTCAAAGAAGTTTTTGAATATTCAAGATGGACATCGTTTTGAGATTAAACAAGAGTTGATTGCCAAAGCTGCCTTTTGGGTTACTAAAAAGAGATATGGTCAATGGATTATTAATGATGGTGGTTTGGAAGTAGAGAAACTTGATGTTAAAGGTTTGGATATTGTTAGAAGTTCATTCCCACCAGCATTTCGTGATTTCATGACAAAGGTATTGAAGGCTATATTGGCTAAAGTTCCAAAGGAAAAGATTGATGAGTTTATATTGAATTTTAAAAAAAGTTTAAATGACTACGACCTTATGGATATATCTTTACCAAGTGGTGTCAAAGGTATAACAAAGTATACAAAGAAAAATACAAAACATGGTTTTGGTGGTAAGTCTATGTTTACAGAAATGGAAAAGGGTGCACCAGTTCATGTTAAGGCTTCAGTTATTTATAATGACTTGTTAAAACATTTTAAGACTACTAATCACGAACAGATTAGAAATAGTAGTAAAATCAAATGGGTTTATTTAAAAGACAATCCTTTTAATATCGATGCTATTGCTTATAAGGGATATGATGATCCTAAAGAGATAATGGATTTTATAAATCAATATGTTGATAGAGATAAGTTATTTGATAAGGCATTAAAGAAGAAAATAGAGTTATTCTATGAAAGTATGAAGTGGGATATGCCCGTAGATAAAAAAGTTTCAATCGAAAGGTTTTTTTGATTGACTTTTACAATGAAAAGTATTAAATTAAATCATAATAGGAGAAACTATGAATAAAATAACGCTGGATACTTTTATCCAAAAATACAATCTTGGTGGAAATGTAAATTCTGTCAAGTGGGAGTCGGATGGTAGTACATTATCCACACGATTCATTTCACCAGACAAAAGTCTATTAGGTCAATTGACTTTGAAAAAACAAACTTTACCTGAGTTTGAAGTTGGTGTTTATGATACACCATTGTTGTCTAAAATGTTAGGTACTTTAGCCGATAAGGTTGATTTTACTTTGATAACACCACCAAGTGATGATGAAACACCAATTGCATTTCACTTTAGTGATTCAGTTATTTCGGCTGATTATGTATTGGCTGCTATTGGTGTTATACCTGATGTACCTGAATTGAAAAATGAACCTGAATACAAGACTTTGGTTAATATCGATAGTCAGTTTATCAATTCATTCATTCGTGGTAAGGGTGCTTTAGCTGATGTTGAAACATTTGCCATTACACCAGTAGATGGTGGTTTGGAATTCACTATTGGTTATAGTGACATAAACTCAAATCGTATCAGTATCAAAGTTCAGAGTGGTGCCGTAAGTTTAACAGAACCAGTTGTATTTAATGCTAATCTTTTCAAAGAAGTATTGAATGCTAACAAAGAATGTTCTAAGGCAACATTACAGATTTCTGATAAAGGTTTGGCTCATATCGAATTTAGTGTTGATGATTTCAATGTTAAATATTGGTTAGTATCACAACAGGTATAAGATGGAATCACATGGACTATGGGTTGAAAGATATCGACCACAAGACTTATCGACTTATGTTGGTAATGAACACCTCAAAACTAAAGTTGAGAGGTTTTTAGAAGATGGAAATGTTCCACATCTACTTCTTTATGGTAGAGCTGGTGGTGGCAAAACCACACTCGCTAAAATTATTGTTAATAATGTTGAGTGTGATTATCTATATATTAATGCATCGGATGAACGAAATATAGACTTGGTTCGAGACAAGTTGAAGACTTTTGCTTCTTCAATTGGTTTCAAACCTACCAAAATAGTCATACTGGATGAAGCGGATTATTTAAATGTAAATTCTGCCCAACCAGCTCTCCGTAATCTAATGGAAACATTTTCTGCTCATTGTCGGTTTATATTGACTTGTAATTATGTTGAGAAAATCATTGAACCTATACAAAGTCGTTGTCAGACATACAAGATAACACCACCAAGTAAGAAAGAAGTTGCACTACATTCCAAGACTATCTTGGAGAAAGAGAACATATCTTTCGACTTGGATGATTTGGCACTTGTGGTAACTGCTGGTTATCCTGACCTACGAAAAGTTATCAATGATTTACAAAGACAATCTATTGATGGTCAGTTGAAAATCGATAAACAAGGAATGTTACATAATGAGTTTAAACTTCAGTTCTTAGAGATGATTCAAAATAACTCTGATATCAGAACTATTCGTAAGTTGGTTGCTGATAGTAGTTTTAGTGACTACACCGAGTTATTTAGATTACTTTATGATGAAGTGGAAACTTTAACTGGTGATAAGATACCAGAATTGATATCCGAGATATCAGTTGGTGCTTATCAAGATGTGTTAGTAGTGGATAAAGAGATTAACTTTATTGCTACAGTATCGAACATATTGAGGAGATTACAATGAGTACAAAACCAATGAAACCATTACCACAACAACAACCACAAATTGATTTGAGTGATGCAGAAACTATGACTTGCCAATCGTGTAATAATAAAATTTTCATACAAGGATATGTCATAAAAAGAATTTCTGCTATTGTATCACCATCTGGTCAAGAGATGATAGCACCAGTTCAAGTGTTCAATTGTGGAAATTGTGGTGAAATATTACCATTAGCTGATGTCAATGAACTTATTTAGTTGGATAAACGAACTATTTGTCGGTAAACGAGATTGGGATTCTTTTTCGGATGCCGACAAAAAGAAGTTTAGTCCATTTATGGTTAATCGGTATTTGAGTATGGGTGAAGATTATTTACCATTGGTAAACCATTTTCAGAAATTCATAATAGAAGTTATGCCACCCAAGACAGTATATCAGTTTTATTGTAGTTTACTACCAAAGAAAAAGACTTATTTGAAGTACTTGAGTGGTAAGAAAGAAAAGACAAACGACAAAGTAGTTCCATTTATCATGGAATACTTTGAAGTTAGTAAACTTCAAGCGGCTGAATATTATGACTTGATGCCAAGAGACGATTTAAAATTAATGTTAAAGAAATTTGGAAAATCCGATAAGGATATAAAGAAAATGAGAATTAGATGAATAAGTTATGGCTGGCTATTGGTGTATCATTAATAGGACATATAATTGCGTGGTTTCATATGCAAGGTCAATTCAAATATGAGTGGGCAAAAAGTTTTTGGTGGATATTGTTAGGTGGTATACCTATAAGTTTCACTTTTTATTATGGAACTAGATGGTATTATGAATATTTTGGCAATTATTGGTATGTTAGACCAATTGGTTTTGGTATGGGTACTTTGGTTTTTGGTTTATTAACTTGGTTGATGTTAAATGAAGTACCAGATACAAGGACTATAATAAGTTTGATTTTATCAGTTATGATTATTATAATACAATTATCACATGTAGTAATAAAGTAGAGGAAAGTATGAACATAAAAGAGAGAGAATTAGAAATGCAAACAGTTGATCCAATGGATGATCCAGAGCGTAAATTAAGTGTAGTCAAACAGATGGAACAAGAGTGGCCTGAAATGACATCAGAGTTTAAAAAATTACAACGAGAACAATATGTTTTGTTTTGTAATAAACAACATGATTATGGTCCTGGTAATATATCTGTGGGAACACAATTACAGACACCAGAAGAAATTAAATTATCATTGACTGGTCTATGGTTCAGAATGAATGATAAATTACAACGAGTAAAAACATTATTACTTGGTGACAAACAATCTGCTGTAAAAGATGAACCTTTGGAAGATGCATATTTAGATGTTAGTAATTATGGTATAATGGCGACAATAGTCGGTAGAGGAAAATGGGGTAAATAATGAATAAACAACATTGGGGCGAAGTAAAGCCTAAAGAAAAAAAGAATGCTCAATCTAATAATGAAAAACATATTTCAGTACAAGATAATAAAATATATTATTATTCGAGTGTAAATAGAGATAGTGCTGTTGAGTTGAATAAAAAAATTGGTGAGTTGGAAAGTAAATCATTGACATTATCAAAAAGTTTAGGTATATTACCACCACCAATAAAATTATTCATTAATTCAGGTGGTGGTTCTATTGTGGCTGGTATATCATCTATGGACACAATATTGAGATGTGAAGTTCCTATCCACACTTATGTTGATGGATTTTCAGCGAGTGCTGCTACATTTTTGACAGTAGTTGGTGAGAGGAGATTAATGAGTAGAAATTCTTATATGTTAGTTCATCAACTAAGTAGTAGTTTTTGGGGAACTTATGCTAACTTTGAAGATGAGAAGAAAAATCTTGATTTAATGATGAAAACTATAAAAGATGTTTATAAAAAATACACTAAATTACCAATGAAAAAACTTGATAATATACTGAAACACGATTTGATGTGGGACGCACAAACTTGTTTGGATTATGGTATGATTGACGAGATAGTATGAAATCAATTTCACATTCACAATTTACATCCTATAACGAATGTAACCTAAAATGGAAACTTCGTTATATAGACCAATTAAGTCTATCTGGAGGTAACATATACACATTATTTGGTTCTGCTATGCATACAGTAATTCAAGAGTACTTGGTTACAATGTATAATAAATCAATTGTGGAAGCCGATAAATTGGATTTAGAAAGTATGTTGAAAGAAGAGATGGTCAAGGAATTTAATATCATCAAAGAAAAGTGGAATGCTTATCCTTGTGAACAAAAAGACCTAGTAGAGTTTTATGAAGATGGTGTTGAGATAATTAAACACTTTAGAAAACACAGAAATAAATATTTTATGAAAAAGAACTATGAATTGGTTGGAATTGAAGTTCCTATTTTTATGAATATACAAGAGGGTGTTCAATTAAAGAGTTTTCTTGATGTGGTATTACGAAATAAAATATCAGGTAGAATCACTATCATTGATTTGAAAACTGCGACTCGCAGTTGGACAGATTTTCATAAGAAGAATTTTTATAAGAAATCTCAATTATTGATGTATAAACAATTTTATTCAGAAAAATTCAATGTACCACTTGATAAGATTGATGTTTATTTTTTGATATTGAAAAGAAAGATTGCTAAAAAAAGTGATTTTCCAATAAGTAGATTACAGAAGTTTGAACCTGCACATGGTAAACCTAGTGTTAACAAAACAATGAAGGCATTTCACGAATTTCGTGAATTGATATTTGATTCAAAGGGAAATCATAGAACTGATAGAGAGTATCCAGCAAAACCTGGTAGTGCTTGTAAATTCTGTGAGTTCTATGATACGGAGCATTGTAAATGGGGCAAGATACTTTAAAAGTAGGGATTGTCGGTAGTCGTAAATACGAAAACCGAAAGAAAATTAAAGAATTTATCTTTAAGTTAAAAAATGATAAAGGTAATGATACTATAATAGTTAGTGGTGGGTGTAAACAAGGAGCTGATTATTACGCTAAAAAATATGCTCTTGAATTAGGTTTACAATATGAAGAATATCCACCAGCACATCAAGCACACAATTTGTATTGTCCATTACATGAAAGAAACTATGGTAAACCTTATAGTGTTAAAAACTTCTTTGCTCGTAATAAACAGATTGCCATTCATTCAGAATATGTTGTGGCATTTATTCCAAGAGGAGTTGAATCACCAGGTTCTATGTCTACGATAGGTTATGCTAAAAAATTTGGAAAAAAGACACTTGTTATTGATTGATTTATATATTTATATATATAGAGTTATCAACAAGGAATTAGTTATGAAACATGAATCAAAATTAACATCCGTTAAGATATTGAAAAGTTTATATGAACAATTTAAATTCAAAACAGTAAATTCAAATATGAATCTACAGAAACTCGTAAATCGTTCAATTCATCAATATCTAAACGATATGACAATTAAAGAACAGATGGAAAGTTATGATAAACTTTTCGTAAGTGGGAGCAGGTACTAATGATGCAATTGAGAGAAGATATTATTGACGCTCTTATAAAAAAATTCGAGGGTGAGATTTCTGCACATAAAGTCAATGTCGAAATCATGTTAGAAAATACTGTCGGAGTGGGTGAACATCCCAATATTACAGAAACCATTGAGCAAGAGTTAGAGATAATTGCAGGCTTTGAAGATAAATTATCTACATTGAAAAAATACTTTACAGATAAAACTTATAAGAAGAAAGAGGTTCTAAATGGCTAAGAAGAAAATTTTATTGATGTCTGATGATTTGAGAATGCATAGTGGAGTTGCTACCGTGTCAAAAGATATGGTGGTAGAAACACTTCATGAATTCGATTGGGTTCAGATAGGTGGGGCTATAGATCATCCTGAAAAAGGTCAAATTGCTGATATGTCTAAGGCTATGTTAGATTTTGGTATCAAAGATCCCTATTTAAAGATTTATCCAGTTGATGGATATGGTAATGAGGATATATTGAGAGATGTGATTGCTGCTGAAAAACCAGATGCTATCTTACATTACACGGATCCTAGATTTTGGATTTGGTTTTACAATATGGAACATGAAATTCGTAGAGATATTCCAATATTTTATTATAATATTTGGGATGATTTACCAGATCCTCAATATAATACAAATTATTATCGTAGTAGTGATTTATTAATGGCAATATCAAAACAAACTTATGGTATTAATAAAAGATTATTAAAACCACAAGGATATGAGGATTGGCAAGTTACTTTCGTTCCACATGGTATTTCTGAAAGAAGATTTCATAAAGTTGAAGATGATGATGTCAAAATGATGGATTTCGAAGAAAAACATCAGTTGGACGATAAGAAATTTAAAATATTATATAGTAATCGTAATATCAGAAGAAAACAACCTGGTGATGTGGTCATGGCGTATAAATATTTTATGGATGAATTGACTCCTGAACAGAGAAAAGAATGTGTGTTAATTTTTCATTGTGCACCAAAAGATGAAAACGGAACTGATTTACCAAGAGTGAAAAAACACCTTATACCAGATTATGATATTTGTTTTACATATGATACAGATGGTAGACCATTTGGAGATGAGGATATGAATCTACTTTTCAATTCAGCTGATGTGTATATTAATTTAGCATCTAATGAAGGATTTGGATTAGGTAGTTGTGAGGCACTTACAGTTGGTACACCGATTATCGTTAATACTACTGGTGGATTACAAGACCAATGTGGATTTCAAGATGATGATGGTAATTTATTGACACCAGATGATTACATTGAGTTAGGTAGTAATCACAGAGGTCGATATAAAACACATGGTGAGTGGGCAAAACCCGTTTATCCAACTTCTATTTCATTACAAGGTTCAGTACCAACACCATACATTTGGGATGATAGATGTCAACCAGAGGATGCTGCTAAAAATCTAAGAGAGTTTTACGATATGGGTAGAGAAGAAAGAAAACGAGTTGGTTCATTGGGAACTGAGTTTTGTAAAGAGAATCAAATGACAGCAAAGGTCATGGGTGAAAACTTTATCAAGTCTATGAATGGGGCATTTGAAAATTGGAAACCTAAAGGTCGTTACACTATGGAGACAGTATGAAGAGATTTGTTTTAATGATTGCACCATTTAATACCCGTAGTGGTTATGGTGATCACGCTCGTTCTATTTTTTATTCAATAATGGATAGAGATGATTTGGATATAAAGTGTATTGATGTAAAATGGGGTAATACACCAAGAAATCATTTGAATCCTAAAGTACCACGACATAAGAAATTGTTGGATACATTTGTTGATGGAAATAATATCAAAACTCAACCCGATGTCCTTATTGATATCAGAATACCAAATGAGTTTGCAGATGGTGCTAAGGTTAATGTCGGTATAACTGCTGGAGTTGAAACTGATGTGGTTTCACCTGAGTTTTTGGCTGGTATGAATAAGATGGATTTGAATATTGTACCATCCAAATTTACTGCTGCTACATTTAAAAAATGTAATTATGATAAAATGGAAGAAGTAGGTGGTGGACAAAAACAAAAAGTCGGAGAAGTCAGTTTACAAAAACCAATTAAAGTATTATTTGAGGGTGTTGATACGGACATTTATTATCCAAGAGAAAAACATGAAATGAAGTCTAATTTTACAGATGAGTTAGATGAATTAATCAAAGAAGATTTTGCTTATTTACATGTTGGACAATGGGGTAAAGGTGGTTATAATGAAGATAGAAAAAATATACCTTTGTTGATAAAGAATTTCATAAAGGCTTTCAGTAATCGTCCTAATTCACCGGCATTGGTTTTGAAAGTTAATGGTGCAAATTTTTCTATTTTAGATAAACACGACATTACTTCAAGGATTAATAAAATAAAAGATGAATTTTCACAAGTAGATTCAATACCAAATATTTATTTGATTCATGGTGATTTGACGAGTGAAGAAATGTCTATTTTGTATAATCATCCAAATATAAAAGCTTTTATCACTTGTACACATGGTGAAGGTTATGGTAGACCAATGGCTGAAGCTACTTGTTGTGATTTACCAGTTATTGCTCCCAAATGGAGTGGTCATATGGATTTTTTAACTGATAGTGAGTCCTTGTTTATAAATGGTTTTATGAAAGAAGTACCAAAGTCTCAATTATGGAATCCAATTATTGTTAAACCTTCCAAATGGTTTGATGTTAATGAAGCTGATGTTGTTAGAAAGATAAGAATGTTTCATAAAAAACATAAATTAATAACCAAAAAGGCAAAACGATTGGGTAAGAAAAATAGACGAGATCTTTCATTAAAAGCTATGGCGGTTGAATTTAACAAAATTATGGATGATATATTTAAACAAATTCCAAGTCCAGTTAGTTTGAAGTTACCTAAACTTAAAAAAGTTGATAGTCAAGATAGTAAACCAGCAAAAGTTAAATTACCTAAGTTGAAAAAAGTAACCTAATGGAAGAAATGTTTATGAGAGTACAATGTCCATGTTGTTTAGAGGACGAAAACGGAATTGAAGATTCATTAGTTTTACTTGGTGATGATGAACAAAACATGCAGTGCTTGTATTGTGGTTTTGCTTCTAACAAAAAAATGAAAACTCATATTAATGATAATCCATTTCCACAGGAATTTAAAGATGTATGTAGAAATATCAACGATAGGTGGTGGGCGCCGTCTGTATTTACAACAGAAAACTATATGGTGGTGCCACTTGCTGAAGAAGATAAATTAAAGTGGAGATTATTTGCAAAGAATGATCCTGAAACAGAAGTTCTTGTACCACATTTTAGTGATGCATATAAAATGGTAGAAACATTGGAGAAAGCACTTGGCGAGAAGATACAACAATCGTAAAATAATTGATACACAACAAACCTTACCGTTAGGTAAAATTTTACCAGGAATGATAGTGACATTTAATTATTCTGAACAAGGTGTTACTGATCCAAGGCCACTTCTTTTGTTTCTACATTACAATAAAGATAATAAAGTATTAGAGGGGTTGAATATGAATTATATCAATCCGGCTAAACTAAAAAAATTATTTAGTGTTATTGAATTTAAGAAAGGTAAACTTGATGAACAAGAAAATTTATTAAGTTTAAAACAAAATTATTTTAGGATACAAATATCAAATCCTAAAAGAAGATCTCCAATTTCATCAAAAAGATTTTATGGCGATGTTATTGGTTCTGATAATCGATTTTTAGAATCATATCGTAGTTATAAAACAACAAAATTAAGTGCTTTAAAGGTTGCAAATATCCATTTAGATATGGTCGGAGTTGTAAGTGAAAATTAGTTA